GCCGTAAATTTAATTCCGCCCTTAGTGATGTCAAATGTAACTAAATCGACGCCTTCGCCGTACTCGACTTTCGCTGGGCCGATAGGTACGTTAATCCCTGCCATTAATTTTCCCTCCTCAAAATAAAAAAGCGCAGTCGCACCGTTAAGGCCGAACTACGCAATCAAAATTCATACTGTATATTGGTCGATCATTTTCGTCGTTTCCGATGTAGATTGGCACACTATTCATTGCGCGAATGATAACGATGGATTCATCTCCGACCGTAACCTCTCGCAAGTTCATCAGCGACTCATGTAACGCATACGCCCGCGATTCTACTTCCGCTATGTCGCTTGCACTTCCGCGAACAAGTATCTGAAATGACGGCTGTTTTTTTCCCGTCCACTGGCTCGGAGGAAATCCGCCTGTCAACTTAACGACGGCACATACGTCTGGTGCTTGCGTTGAAATCGGAAACGAGTTCGGATAATAAACGCCAGGGACTCGCGTTTTAATAAACGATATTAATTCGAGTGCTTTCACGTCTAATCACCTACCACATCTTCAATTTCTTCGGCTATCCATCGCATGTACTTTTCCGCTTCGCCTTTCAACGGGCGCTCGAGGTATTTGTTGCCGACCTCGTAGCCGTCCGTGCCTGGCGCTTGAGCCGACAATGGTCCGAGATTGTATTCGCCTTCGTGAATCCATACCGCGTAGTTAAAACGTTGACCGCTACTGTTGTCCACGGCACTAAACGAAACTTCGCCGACAATTTCTTGCGTACTTTGGCGTACGGTCGCGTGTCCTGAGCGTCGTAGGTCGCTTGAATCAATCGGAGCAATGTCGACCGCAATCCGCTTCAAGTCATCGACGGAATCCTGCACACCATTTCTAGCCGCTAGCTTAACTCGAGCCGTTGCTTGCGCCATGTTCGCCACAACGCCTGAAAAGTCGAACTCCAGTCCGTCACTCATACGATTACCTCCGTTAACATCGGCTTACCACCAACACTGCGCTTTACGTTGATTTCCTTCGGGGTTTTCTCAAATGTTTGCCCGAGTTCGTTTGTAAAGACGATGGTGTCGGTTTCCCGAATGTCGGCGAGTTTGTCGAAGAGAATACGTGCTGAAGCGACGGTAATTTCGCTATTTGTGACGCCCACAGAACGGTATGATTGAAGCGACGTTCCTTCGTCTACTCTGCACACTAGCGTCAAAACTTCGCCAGGAGCCACGTTTCCCCACTCGTCTAAATCTCCGCCACGCTTGATAATTACGGTTTGTTTCATAGGCAATAACGCCATGTTACAACACCGTCCATTTCACGCGTTTACCGCCTTGACCGCCTATCGATACGCCGTTTTCCTTACCGATTAAGTCGAGTGCCACCGTAGGAATTAGCGACTCAAGCGAATCTTTTCCGCCGTCAAACATGTACGAAATGCCGGCGACTGAGAACTGCTTTACTCCGTTTTGCTTTTGTGCGTTGGTATCGTTAAATGCCGTCGCTAAAACGGCCGCATATTCATAGACCGCGTTGTCCGGGATTGTATACGTTGGATAAACTCGGCTTAGCGTTGAATTAGCGACATTTAAAAGACGCTGTTTCCTTGCGTCGTCGCTGTCCGTCCAATCTTCAATCAGGATCACGTTTGCTTCGATATAAACATCCGCACCAAATACATTTACTGCCAATTAAACCGCCTCCTATTTACCGGAGGACTTTTTCGCTGGCGCTTTGGGCTTCGGCGCTTCCTCCGCTTTTGGTACCGCATCTACGCGAACAACGTCCGCTAATTTTTCGAGTGCCTTAATTTCGCACTCCTTTTCCGTCTTAAATTCACCGTTATAAAACTTGCGAAGCTCCCCGCAACAATAAAAGCCCAGTTCCGGAAATCTTGACGTAAAATTTGCCACAATATCACCTCAAAGAAAAAGCCCGCAACCAGACGGCCACGGGCGAGAATTTTGTTACGATTAAGCTAAGTTTTTAATGCGAGCGTGAGCTTTTTCTTGCTTGAATTCAAGAGTATACTCACCAACAAGCGTACCAGTAACGTAGTCACCTTGGTCGCCCATGTACTTGTGGAAGAATTCACGGCCAACTAATGGACGTACAGCCATACGGTTAGTGTCGACGATTAACAATTCCTTAGCATCTAGGTTGTTGTTAAGAACGATTTCGAATTGACCGAAGTCAGATACGAATTGGTCAACTACTTGACCACGGCTGTTTTCCGCTTGAGTGATATAAAGCTTATTGTTGTCAATCGCAGAGATAGCACGTTTTTGTTTCGCAGGAACCATGATCTTGAAGTTTCCGCCTGAAGCAAATCCGCCTTTTTCATAGATTGCTTGTAGTGAATCGTTTAATAGGGTTGCAGATACTGCGCCAGTTGCAGCGTCAGTTACGTTAGATTGGATGAATGAACGAACACCAGCCATTTGACGAACGTTTCCGCTTTCGTATGAAACACCGTTGATTAGCGCTTTTTCTAATTGAAGCGCAAGCTCAAGCTGCTTCTTTTGCTTTTCGTACTCGTAAAGATCGCTGATACCGTATTGAGTAACCGCTTGAGCAGTTCCGGAAAGTTGGATAGTGTCGTCGAAGATTTGTGTCTTGTTAGATTTGTTAGCGCGTGCTTTGTAACGAGCCGCACGAGCGTCAGCACCTTCAACGCCTTCAGAGAACTGGAATTCGACTTTCGCTTGGTCAGCGATAGCAGCCGCAGTAGTTCCGGCATAACCACGAGTTACAGTAAGCGTGTTTGTAGAAACCGCAGTAACTTTTAATAATTCGTCAGCAATTTTAATAACGTCATTAGCACGGAAGATCGATCCATCAACAACTACTACTGAAGTAGCTACGTTAGTTTGCGCTCCGTTAACTTTTGTTTCGTCGTTAATCATTTCATCTTCAAACCATTGGTGACTAGTTTGTACTACTGCTTCCGCGAATCCTAAAAGGTTCAATAACGGAGTTTGATGCGGGTTCAATAAAAGAATTTCGTCTACTACGGATTGTTTTTTGCCGATTAAATCGGAATTATAAATTTTTGCCATTGTGAGGTGGCCTCCTTGTTATTTGTTTTTTTTGAATTAAAAAAGACGACCTTTTGGGTCGCCCTGATTACTTGCTTAATTGCGCCTTAAGCGCCGCGTATGCGATTTTGTCTTCGATTTTCTGACTGCGTTTGGCTTTCTCAGCCGCCTCTTTCAGCAACTGTTCGCCAGTTTTTTCCGATGTATCCTTCAGCGAATTGGTAGCTTCGCCGATTGGTTTTTGCGGCTTTTTGACTTCCGCCAAGAAGCTATAATTAGTAACAAGCGCATTCATCACGTCTTCCAAACCTTCTACGCCGTTCTCACCGATTGTCACGGCCGCTAAATCAGCGAGTTTAAGCGCAGCATCGATTCGGTCCGACGGAATGTTTACGCCTGGTGCCGCCTTAATAAATGCGTTTACGATTTTCTCGCGTTGCATTTGCGATTGTAATTCTTCGAGTTGCTTCGCTAGAGTTTGCGCTGCAGTATCTTTCTCCGCAAGTTGCGCTTGATAACGTTCTAACTCCGTCATTTCTGACTCTTTGCGTTCCTTCTCTGCTTTTTCGAACTCTGTTAACTTCGTCTTTAAGTCGTTATAGTCTGCGTATTTACTTTTAACGCGTCCCTTTTCACGACCAATCAAGGCGTCGAGTTCTTCTTGTGTCATCGTTACCGTTTTTACTTCAGGCTTATTTTCCGGTTCCTCAACCGTAGGATTTTCGGTAACTACATCGGGATTAATATTTAATTCGCTCATTCTTAAACCTCCGTTTGAGAGCCGTCGCTCATTAATTTAAACAGCCGTTTCAGTTTTACGTCATAAACGTTCGGACAATAAAAAAGCCACTTAGACTCGATCAGGACGTCTAACTGGCGATATAACATGTTTACAATTTGGATGAAATATTTCTCGGTTGGGTAGCGACCCATAATACGGATAATCACCGGGAGCATCTGGCGTTAACTTTACGATTTTACCTTCCCAATTTCGGCAGGCATCTTTCGCGCCATGACTGCTAATTTTACCGTAGTAAGCTTCGCGTCCTAGTGCGTCATTAATCGCTGATTCACGCTGAGCCTGCGCTAGTTTGGTTCTTGTTACCATCTCGGAATAAACTTCCGGCTTCCATCGGCGCCCTGCTGCGTCAATAATTCCGGTATTAATCGAATCGCCCAACCGTTGCCTTAAATCCCGCAGTATATCGCGCTTAATCGAATCGGTCGTGTTAATGCCCTGCGTTAAATTGGCCCGCATTGCTTCGGCAGTTACTTGGCGAATAGTCGTCCGCACTTTTCGGTCAATGTTCTGCGATACTTGTAGAAGGTCGGCTTGCGTGTCGGCAACCGCCGTTTTGATGAAGTCGCGATTTAGCCGATTAAAGACGACTATTTTCTGCGCTTCCTCCACCGTTTCTGCCACGCCTAGCGCTATAATCGAATGTATAATGCCATCCTCCGTTGCTTTCGGTATCATTGTAGAAACCCATGCGCTCGTTTTCGCGTCAAGCTCTTTTAGCACGTCGGCAATCTCTTTCTGTACTACGATTAAATTAGCCCGCTCGAAGTTCGTTAAATCGATACGATTCAATTCGTTGCTAATCTTTTGTAGCGCATCTTTGTAATAGCTTAGTAGAATCGAAATATCGTAGTCATATGTCGGTGTTGGTGCCATGATTATTCACCGCCAGCATTAAAAATCGACGAATCAACGAAACCATTTGCGTTCTTTTCGTCCTCTTCAATACGACGCATGATTTCGTCCGCCTGCATATCATCAACGTTGTCTTGGCGCTTGATTGCGCTCTTAACGTCTAACGTAGGTTTCTGCGTTCTAAGTTGCATAATCTCCGCTTGTTCCTTTTCGTTAACCG